ATGGTGTGGTGGTTGAGAGCCTTGAACCGTGCTTCACGGTCATCGAACCCCATGCGTATGTATCGTGCATAGATCTTCTTCAGCTCTGATGCGTTGTTCGTTGCTCGTGGAGCGCGACCGAAGGTCGTGGTTCGCGGTTGATTGCCTGGGTATCTCATGGTGTGTCTCCTTAGAACGACAGCGCGAGGAAGTAGAAACGGTCTGACTCCAGACCTTGGGTGATGCTCTGAATGCACGTAACGTCGAGCTCCTCCTGCATATACTTCTCGAATGCCCTATGGCTCGAACGGTCTAGCAGACGTTTGTTCCAGGCTGGATTGACCACAACAAAGGTATATGTCGCAGCGCCATCGAACAGTGCAGCTGCCCGCTCGTCCATACCTGCGCACATATCCGCCGTCTTGACTAGTTGATAATTGTTCATGATGTATCTCCTGATAGATTGATTGACTCATTCAACCAATACCCAAACCAACCCGACCGTGGATCACGGAACGTGAGCCACGTAAAACGAAACACGAGCTATGAAAAACGGACAAGGTTCCAGAAGCCAAAAACCAAAAGAAGGTTCCACTCCCACGAATCGGGGAACGTGGTGCGTTGTGAGGCAAGAGGGAGATAGTCTGTAAGCGATATAGAAAATATTTTTATATTTTTTTTTCTAAAAAATCAGGATGTTAACTATTAGTGGTGATACTATTCTCGAATGGAGAACCGTAAAGCGTGTAACATGTGCGGGGTGCTTAAACCTCTCAGCTTGTTCCCTGCGGGCGAGCGAAAAACGTGCAGAACCTGTAAGATGCGCAAGCATGAGCAAACCTGTTCACTAAGCCATCAAGCTTTTTTAGCGTCGTTGCATGGTAAGGCTAAGTCGTCCGTGAAAAACGGTAACCGTGCGGAGCATATCGATTTCACAATAACGATTCAGGATCTAGTGGACCTCTGGCTTGCACAGAAAGGTAGGTGCGTAGTGTCTGGCGTTTTCCTAACGCACCATAAAGACGGTAGCGGGACTAAAGAATTCAACGCTTCTATCGACAGAATATCAAATAAGCGTGGATACTCACCAGAAAACGTAAGATTAGTGTGCTATCGCGTCAATATGATGCGCAGTGTGTTGCCTGAAGACATGTTTTATTGGTGGGTCAAGACAATTCACGATTTTTCTTGCGATTGATTATTAGTACAGCTAATATGCTATATGGATCTAATAGAAGTGTTATCGGTCGAAGGTCTTGACGAAGCTGTTCTTGGGACCGCGATCCGTGGTTCGCGAGAAGTGCTCGCGTATGACTACCATAAAGCTGTGGCTATCTTCCTTTCGCACGGAAGAACAGCAGAAGATATAGAAGAGTATATAGCATCGATAGCATCCGAAGAGTTTGAGGGTGCGCCGATTTTTGTATATCTGGACAATACCAAGAGCCCATATGCAAATAACCAAGAGCCTGGAATCACCGTCCACTGACCTAGTCAGCGCGCACACGGAGTTCGAATCACACATGCCTTATATGGGCTTGGTGCGCGGTTCGGTCACGATACAGCAGGAAAAGCTGGTCATGCTCATCGTTAGCGGGATGAGTGTCGCCGCTGCTGGTCGTGGTGCTGGGTACTCTTGCCCCCAAACGGCGTATGCGGCATCAAAACTCCCCGCTGTACAGCAAGCAATCGAATATTACAGACAAGAGATGCGTGAAACGGTGAAGTTCACCAATCAAAACGCGCACATGATGTATATGGAGGCTTATAGCGCCTCAGCGACTGCTACCGAAATGAAGAACACCACCGATTCGTTGGTCAAGCTGCACGGTTTGGCTGCACCAGACAACGCAACGCAAGTAAACATCAACATTAATGGCACCAAGCAGCTCGAACGCATGAGCGACGAAGACCTGTTGAAGATCGCAGGTAAAGAACTCGACTATCTGGAACCAAGGAGCGACTAATTATGCTTAAAAAGAAAGCTAAACCTAAACCTAAACCTAAACCTAAGCCTTACTAATGCCTATGACTTTTCAAAGAAGAAGCCTTGCTGATAAATGACTGAAGTAAGTCAGGTTACATGCATACGTTGTAAAGCATCGCACCCTGAGTCGCTGTACTCGGGGGGTGATCGCCTATGCGTGTACTGCAAAGCGGATATCGCGGAGCAGGAACCGCTGCCCGCGCCTGTTGTTCCCGAAAAAGCAGCTGACACAACGCTTGAGGAAAAGGCTCGGGCAGAACTAGCGCTGCGCCACCTGACCCGCAAGCGGCTGTTGCCTTTTGTTGAGCGGTTCAACCCTGATTATCAAGCGGGCTGGGTACACAAAGATATATGTCGCCGACTAGAGGAGTTTTCTCGTGATGTTGCAGCTAAGAAATCGCCTCGCCTCATGCTCTTCATGCCTCCGCGACATGGGAAATCAACGCTTGCGTCAATTGCGTTCCCTGCGTGGCACCTTGGCAGACACCCTGAGCACGAGTTCATCAGCTGTTCGTACTCGGGTTCTCTTGCTATGGCGTTCAGCCGTAAGGTTCGCGGGTTATTACGTGAAGATGGATATAAGACGGCTTTTAAAACCCGCCTCGACCCGCAGTCGCAGTCTGCTGAGGCATGGCTTACTACTGTTGGTGGCGGTTACGTTGCTGCTGGCGTTGGGGGTGGTATTACTGGTAAAGGGGCTCATGTCCTTGTCATTGACGATCCGGTAAAGAACCGTGAGGACGCAGAAAGTCAGAACAATCGAGACGCTAATAAAGATTGGTATACGTCAACGGCGTATACCCGTCTGGCTCCTGGTGGCGGGATACTCGTTATTCTTACCCGCTGGCACGATGATGATCTTGCCGGTTGGTTGTTAAAGTCTGCGGCGGATAACGGCGAGCAGTGGGAGGTTGTTAACTACCCCGCTCGAGCAGAGGTCGACGAAGAGTTTCGTAAGCAGGGTGAGGCGCTTCACCGTGAACGCTACGACGAAGAGGCCTTGGCCCGTATAGAACGAGCCGTGGGCCCTAGAGACTGGTCGGCGCTGTACCAGCAGAACCCCGTGGCCGACGATGGTGAGTACTTCACACGGGACATGATCAACTACTACGACCGTGATGAGGTTGACCACGACCGCATGAAGTTCTACTGCGCGTGGGATTTGGCCATTGGTAAGAACGACCGCAATGACTACACCGTAGGTATGGTCATAGGTGTGGATGAGCAGGACTGCCTGTACGTGGTTGACGTTGTACGGGGCAGGTTCAACGGCTTTGAGTTGGTAGAGCAGATACTGGATCTGTATGAGCTGTGGAAACCGTCCATCATAGGTATTGAGAAGGGTCACATTGAGATGGCCCTTGGGCCGTTCCTCGAGAAGCGTGTACGAGAACGCGGGTTGTACGAGGCGTATTTTAAAGATCTAAAGACAGGTCGTAGAGATAAAGAGGCCCGAGCACGCGCCATACAGGGCCGTATGCAGCAGGGCATGGTGTTCATGCCTAGAGACCTACACTTCACCGGCCCGCTTGTAGCGGAGCTCCTGCGCTTCCCTAACGGTGTACATGACGACCAAGTCGATGCCCTTGCATGGTTAGGCCTGATGATGACCGAATTCAGCACATTCCACGAGCGAGTCGAACACGTACCCACATGGCGTGATCGACTACCAGGACTGTTTAAGGGTGAGAAGACTAAATCGGCCATGAGCGCATGACCATCGCTAACCCAATCACCGTTAGGCCACCGCCACCGAGATATTAATAATGGCTAAATCAGACAAGATAGCACCTGGCAAAGAAGAGGAAATCACCCGAACCCAATGGGCGCGTTACGAGCGTGCGAGGGACAACGGGCACCTAGACTACGTTTACATGGCGAAGAAGTGCGATGAGTACTATCGCGGCGACCAGTGGGATGACGACGATGCGGCGGCGTTAGAGGCTGAGGGGCGTCCTGCGCTGACCATTAATACGATCCTCCCTACCATCAACACAATTCTCGGTGAGCAGTCCACACGCCGAGCGGATATTCAGTTCAAGCCTCGGCGCAATGGGGACAGCGCGGTCGCCCACACCTTGACTAAGTTGTACATGCAGATCTCAGACAACAACAAGTTGGACTGGGTCGAGCAGCAGGTATTTGGAGATGGGTTGATAATGGACGGGCGTGGGTACTTTGACGTGCGTATGGACTTCAGCGACCACGTTGAAGGCGAGATACGGATCACGGCTAAAGACCCGCTCGACATCCTCATTGACCCTGATGCAAA